TATTAAATTAGCTAATTATCAAGTTCAGACTATAGTTAGAACATCTATAAATCAAGTTAGAAACGAAGCTAGTCAGGCAGTTTATGCAGCTAATAAAAAAGTTGCTCCTAAATATGAATATGTAGCTACATTAGATTCCAGAACAAGTCCTATCTGTCAAAGATTAGATGGGCAAGAATTTGCATATAACAAAGGTCCAACACCACCGCAGCATTTTAATTGCAGGTCAACAACAGTTCCAGTAGTAGATTTTAAAAATTTAAAGAAAAAATATCCTGGACTAGAAGAACCACCTGAAACTTTTTTAGATACCCGACCAAGTATTACAGGCAGAGTTCCACAAAATCAGGCTTATGGTGACTGGCTTCTTAATCAAGATGAAGAATTACAGATTAAAACACTTGGAAGTTTAGACCGCGTACGTTTTTTTAGACGGTTAGCAAGAAAAAAAGGCAGTACTGGACAAACTGCTATTAGACAATTAATAAGAAATGATGGAACTGAACTATCTTTAGAACAATTAGAAAAAAAATATGGAAAATTACGTAAACCTAAACTTACTGCAGAATCAATTATAGAAAAATTAAAAGATGTTCCACCTGTTCCAAAAGAAAAACCATTTACTTCTATAGCTACTGGAGTTTTTGATACTAAAAAAGTTGCAGAATATACAGCTAAGTTTGGCGGTACTGAAAAAATGATTTCAGACTCATTGACAAGTTTAGAAAGCGTAGGTGGATTAACTGCAGAAAATAGTAAAAAAATGCGTGAATTTTTGAAAAAAACTAAACAAATTAATAATTTTGCTATGCGTGATGAAAGGTGGAATAAAAACCAAATTGCTAGATATTCAAAAAAAGCTATAAAAGACCAGTTAAAAACTACAGAAAAAGCTTTTGATGTTTTCCAAACTGCTGCAGATAATAGAGAACAGGCAGAATATTTTTCTGCTGTTAAAGAAGCTATTAAACAAGGCGAAGGTAAAAATTTTGAAAGAATAATGCGAAATATGTTAAAACCTTGCGGTAAAGGTTATTCAGGATATACGACTACTACAAGTTCTGTAGTAAATACAAAATTATATGAAGTAGCAAAACCTTTAAATAAAACCGATATTAAAAATTTTATAAAACAGAAAAAAGCAATTTTAAATGAAGATTTACGCGATAAAGCTAAATATGTTTTTAGAAATGTAAAAGTTCCAAGTACTACATCAATACATAATCGAGATGTTTCATGGTTTTCTACTATGGTTCACGAAATAGGTCATCAGGTACATTTTAAAGGCTCGGGTGCTGGTGCTTTTACAGAGTGGACTAGAGGCGATCTAAAATTTGTATCTACTTATGCTACTAAAAATAGATTTGAACAATTTGCTGAAGCATTTACTTTATATATTTTTGACCCTAATGGATTGCAGACAAAGGCACCTGCACTGTATAAATGGGTTGATGATAATTTAAATTCTGCATTAAAACTTTTATGAATTACGAAGAAGCAGTAGAACTAACAAATCGTTTTCCTCGAGATAGAACTGTTCCAGGCAAATTAGCAAAAGCTATAGAAGAAAGTACTGGTAAAGAAAAAGAATTATTAGGCGAATTAGTAGAAGGTTTAATTATTAGCTGTAAAAATTTTAGTGATTATGATCTTGTCTACAAATATTTTGAATAGTCTTATTTTGCTTTACAAGGCTTTCTTTTAAATAACCGACTAATACGCCATAAAACATATTTAAAGCCTTTATAGCGCTTTCTAGTAGCTATACAGGCAACAACTGCTTCTAACTCTACTAATCTACCTAAAACAGATGCTAGAAATACATCTTGTTTCATTTGATGTCTAACTAAATGAGTACAATATCTTTTTATATTATCAATGTCATCACTTTCCATAATATCTCTACAGCGCATTTCTACAGATAGTTCTAGCTCTACTGGCGGTTCTTCTATTTCTATATTTAGAAATTTTTTAATCATTTAGTAGGAAAAAGCTGTTTTTCTAAAATATCTACAGCTCTATCATCAAGAGTATTTGTTGTTTGCTTGCAGATAGCTCGTAAAAGATCTACAACTAGACGTTTAACTGTAGTAGTTGTAAGAAATGTTAGTAATATCGGCTTTAGAATTTTAATCATAATTTATGCTGTTACTTCCCAAAGATAACAATTTTTGCTAAGTTTGCCATTAGTACTAGATTCTTATGGAAGATCAGGAAGAAAAACAAGGTCCTGGAATAATAGGTAATGCAGTTCAGCTTGTTATTCTTGGTTGGAGTTTAGCTGTTATTTCTTGGTCTTACTTTAATCCAAATCCTACAAGACAAATTGATACTACTTTTGCTGCAGGTTTATTAAGTGCAGTCATGTCTAATTATGGTTTAAATGTCAAAAAGGCTACTGACAAAAAGAAACTGAATGGTAATGTTAAAATAGTTGACAATTCAAAATCTAAAGTGGGAATAGAAAAAAAATGAAAAAATTTTTACCAATTCTTTTATTATTTTCGGCTCCTGTTTATGCCGATATGACTCATAGTATTTCTTCCAGTGTAAAGTTTGAATCGCTTTCAGCTGCTACTTCTGCAGATAAAATTGGTTCTAGCTATAGCATAAGTGGAAATAATGTAACAACTACTGATTCAAATTCAGCTGCTACTATTGGCGGTTTCGGAGATGCTACTAACGGAGTTCCTTCTATTAGTTTTCCTAGCTCTGTAGTTCAATCTACTGCAGGAGAAGCTTTTTCATTTTCTACTAGCTATTTAGAAGGTGATGCTACATCTGGTTCTGCTCCTACTGTAGGAACTGTTTCTAATTTTTCTGATCTAACTTCTACAAGTGCAGGAAGTGTAGGAACTGCAGCTGTTGCTTTAGATAATCACACAATGACGCTGACACCAGGAACTGGAACAGGTATTGTATTAACAGGTCAATTTGTAGTTGATTTAAAAATTGAATGAGGAGGTTAATTCTTCTTGGCTTTGTTATATCTGCTCCTTGTTACGCTGTGCCAGTTATACCTAATTTTACGCAAGGAAGCTCCACAAGTCGAACAGAAACTACCACAAATATTACAGAATCTATTCGAACAACAGAATATAATTCTGGGTACCTCTATTCGGTTACAGGGTCAGGAATACAGCACGACGGAAGCTCTATTACACCTGCAGCTACTTCAGTTAGTGAAACAATAAACGGAACTACTCATACATGGCAAGGTTTAAATTTAGATCAAAGACCAAACTGGACCCAAACAAATCAAGGCGACGCTTTTCAATTTACAGAAGTTTATCAGGCGCCTGGACTAAATTCAGTAACAGATATAACTCGGACTATTCAAAGTACAAGCGTAACAGACACAACTACAATATTTTCCCAGTAATAGCATTATTATTTGGGAGTCCAGTTTTTGCTAATACCTCAAATACTGCGGCTCCCTCTGCTTCTGCTAGTGGTTCTGTATCTAACTTTGCTACTCAGGTTTTAGGCGGTCCTATGGTTGAAAATATGTATGGAAATAATATTAAATGTTCTGGACCTCAGATGACATTAAGTCCTTTTGTAACTACTAGCTTTAATCAAAAAAGACCACAAGATTATATTTATCGCACGCCTGTTTATGATAATACAGATGCTAATGACGATAACGTACCAGATAATCCAGGTAATATTCTTTTTTATCAAGAAAACTATAGTGGCAATAAGGATTCTTTAGGATTAAATTTTGGTTTTGCTCTTACTTTTAATATTCCATTAGATAATAGATTTCAAGATTCTTGTTTAGATGCAGCTAATACTCAAATTCAATTACAGAAACAAGAATTATCAGCAAAAAGATTAAATTATGAAATTGCTAGATTAAAAAACTGCGGTGAACTTATGATTGCTGGTATATCTTTTCACCCAGAAAGTCCTTATGCTGCTTTATGTGCTGATGTTGTTATTAGTCCTAAAGCTAATCAGGTATTACCACATAACCATGAAATCAAAATAAATAAATAAACAACCGCTTGGGAGCCTAGACCAATTGACTAGGGGCAGCAAGCTTAGAACCTTTTACTGGTTTTAGTTGTTTAAAGCATCGGTCCTGGGCTCTCGTTTAAACTACCCTTTCGAGTAGGGGCTGGCAGGTATGCAATGCCTATAACTATTATACTTTATCTTTTTTCTTTGTAAATTTTTTAAATATTTGTTTAATTAATGGTTTTATAACATTAAGCAATAATGGAGTACTGGCAGCAACTGTAGCAATAGCAGCAGTACTAATAAGCTGTGAAGTATTTGGTATGTATTGTTCAATAAACGGAACTTCCTCATAAAGAGTAATACATTTAGTTCCATCTTTACTTCTTTCATGGCCTGAAACACGTTCTAGTTTAAATTCGTTACGATAATCCCCTAATCTTTGGTTTTCAGGTCCAGGGCACTCTACAAACTTTTTATCTTTATTTTCTGGTTTTGGCGTATATTTTGGAGGTTCTACTTTAGATTCTTCTATTTCTTGTTTTTGGTTTTTAGGCTGTTCTGATTGAACATATTTAAATTCATTAGGATTATATTCTAAAGGTTCAAAACTAGGAATACTAAAATTACCGCATTCTGTATAAGTTCCATATTGATCTAAAGAACTATCAATTAAACTTGTTTTATTATTTCTATGTACTCGAACACAACCTGGATAATCTACTACTGGTTTATATATCTGATCTAGTATAGGAATATTAGTTTTCCATACAGGAATTTCAAAAATATTTACTTTATTTATATTAAAACGAGATATTTCACTCATTTAGTAGGAAATACTGGTAAAGAAGGTCCTGTTTTTTCTGGAATAGACTTATCTAAAACATTAGGCATCATACCTTGAATATTTCCTAATATTTCATTCATAACTTTAGCTTTAAAATTTTCTGAAGTTACATATTTATAACCTAAATATGCTCCACCACTCATAGAGGCTACCATTAAAAAAGAAATAATGCTAAGAATATTAGCAATTTTTTGAAACATGATTAAATTTGCAATTTTGAAAGCACTATCTTTTTCAAGTGTGCTTGTATTACTGCTTATTGTAGCCCTATCTCCTCTCTACGTCACTATGGGGATAATGACAAGACAAATGCAAGAAAAGGTTAATTAATCAGCAGCTTCGGCTGTATTTCCCTCTGCTACCCACAATAGGTATTCTTGGTAATCTTTGTTTGCTTCACTAATAGGAATACAAGCACCATCACTTCTGATAATAGAAGTTTCTTTGTTATTATATTTAGGAGATTTTTTATATGTATAATTCATAATTCAGCATCCCCAGCAAGAAATCCATTTGCATTTGCACAAACTAAAGAAACAGCATTACCAGCATTATAACTACCACCTGTCAATTGGATTCTCATTCTATCGCAATTGCTACTACCAGCTATAATTGCACTAACAGTGCTTGCGTCTGTTGTAGATTGCTCATCATCTGAATTTAAATCTCCAGCAGTAACTGTTGGGGCTGCTCGCATTACTTGTGGCATTATAAATGCAATTCTTGCACTACTACCAGCCTCTACTCCAGAACCTAAATAAATTGAAGTTGTACCTGTACCAAAAGCTGGAGTTCTAAAAAAATATCTTTGACACCTTCGCAATTCATCTGCAAAACTTAAATGCTCAAAATCTGTTGCCACGCCTGATCCAGTTTGATCTACTTCTAATTGAACTCCTGTTATTGCCCATACATTAGAAGTATTATCAGCAAAATTTACACCGCCAACGTGTTCATTTGCTGTGGAATAAGTAGCCCAGGTAGATGCTAATGAACCAGATGTTCTATCTGAACCAAGTGACAGTCCCCAATGTATTACAAAACCAGTACCGTTATCATCATTTATAGCACCTGTTGTATCGGCTGGAATAACTATTGTATATCTGTTCCAATTTGTATCTGAAACTGTGTAACTAGCAGAAAACATCCTATTATTATCATCATCATATACAAAAACTGTATATACTCCAGTTTTATTAGTTTTTACATAAAAAGATAGAATAGAGGCTTTTGCAGATGAAGTGCCTTTAGCTAAAGGTTGTAAATCTTGTGCTTCTACTTTATAGCGTAATCTAGTTATTGATCCTGCTGCTGGACTTGCATCAGCAGTAGTACAAGCTACTTTTAAAGAGTTTTTAAATATATGAGGTGCATCAGTATCTTGGGTTATAGTAAAAGCTGGTGTGCCACTGGTATTTTGAAAATTAAATCTATCTAAAGTGTAGGTTCCAGATCCTGTAGGATCGGTAAAAGTAGTACCACGTTGGGCTATGCTCATATCTCCGTTAATTGTCAATCGTCTATTACTTAGATTATTAGTAATATTGGCAGTACATGTTCCATTAGTATTGTTGACAGTAATAGCAGCAGAACTAGCTCCTACCCCTTTTATCGAATTAACCTTGATCTCTGACATAATTAACTAGGTTTTGGGTTGTCGGTTTTTACTTTTTCACAAGCTGCATAATATGCTTCTAGTTTAGTTGAATCTCCTTTACTATTCCAGTACATAGCGTCAGCAAAATCTTCTAATAATGGATATAAAGGTTTTCTGTCATCTTTGTATTTAACTTTTGCATACTCAGAATCTATAGTTGCTCTTGCAGCATCTATCTTGCTTTGTTCAAGAGTTATAGACTTACCATCTTTATCAAAAGCACCAGCAGTATCATCAATACTAACAACTGTACCAGCGTATGCTTTGTAAATAGCTTCGAAATCCAAACTCATGCTGCTACCTCCTTTACTGTTATTGAAGAGCTAGGAAATAAATTATAGGCAGAATTATCAGTTGTACTAGGTCTGTTTATATATATTGCAGCACTAGCGTATAATGATGCGAATTGAATTTTATATGTAAGAGAACTTG